ATGACAATCGAAGCCGACCATTTCGATTATGCCAACGTGGAGGTCCACTCGCGACATAATGGCGTTGATGTGCCGTGTCGCCGCGACGACAGTGACAAAATTGGCATGCCGAGCATAGACCTCAAGCTGCCGGTCAAGACGAGCAAGCGTGTCACGGTCGGTTTTGATTTCGTAGCAGTGCAGATCGTTTCGGTCACACACAGCAACGTCTGCCCGAACTCTGTAATTGTCGAGAATGAGTTCGGCACTCACTGAAGATTGGCTGGATAACTCACCCGTCGAGCGCAGGAAATCAAGAAGTGCAGCTTTTGCCTTAGGCTCTGCTCGATCATCTCCCGCGCGTTTCGTCACATCTTTTCCCTAGCCACGGCGAATAAGTGCGATCTGGCCGCTAAGCGGCGGCCCATAAAGCGTAACTCAAACTCCAGCAAGGAAGAAGGGCTTTGTTTTCCGGGCGAAACTTACACAGCCCTCATTGGAAATGCTCGACGGCAGCAATCGGCACCTCGCCTCGGTATTTCTCGTTGGCAAACCGCACTTGCGGAAAGTCCGTTTGCTCGGCCGAACGACCGACATAGGCGTGTAACTCCCGCCTTATGGATCACAGCTGTGGCGGCCGATCTAGTCCAGATGACTGCCAACTGAAAGTTCAAAGTAGATGCCGTTGGCCCAAACCCTTTTGCAATCACTTAACAGGCCGGATGATTCCACTCGCGCCACGAGTCTTTGACCGCGGCAACCGAAATCGATCGCAGAGCCCCATGACACTCAAGGTGCCGTCTCCATCCTTAGATCCGTGATGTACCCGCTTCCATTGTCGAGCCGGTGCGTCACTTCTGAAACCAGCCAGGTAGTCGCATCGATCTCGTCCTTGTAACCCGAGGCCGAGACGCGGCATTCCGGGTAGGCATCTGGCCTGCCCAGTACCAGATTCAGGTCCAGTGTAGCGGGTGCGCGCTTCAGGCGGTCTCGCTCGGCGATGGCGGCGCGCTTGGCCGATACTTCGTCCGGATAGACCTTTCGTAACTTCTTCGCGTTGTCGGCCTTGCCCACGGTCACGGTTTTTCGCTTCGCGCCCTTCCGGTCATGCCAGCTGGCGGTCACGCCTTCCTGCCCGTCGCGCTTCTGGCGTTGCCAGTTGTGGCCGTCTCCGCTGCGGCGCGTCAGGGTGAGCGTTGGCAGCGCATTACCGCCCGCAGTCGTTCCCGCGCCTTTGCGCGCAAATATAAGGTGCCTGTCCTTGATTGTGGCGACCGCGTCATTCTCCCGCCCCAAGCGGCGGAGGAAGGCGACGTCGCTTTCGCGGCTCTGACTGATCGAGGGCAGCGCGATCGCGGCGAGGTCAGCAGCGACCTTCAGTGTCAGGCTGTTCCTGCCGGCGACATCCTGCAGCACAGCGCCGAGCGTGGTGTTTTTCCAGCTCTGTTCGCGGCGGTTGCGGATCTGGCTGGTGAAGTCCGCGGCGCGTGCGCGGATCCTGATCTGGTCGGGCGGGCCGGAGTGACTGACATCGTCGACCTTGTAGCTACCCTTGTCGATCAGGCCGGGCGTGACATCGCGTCCCTGCTTCCAGCCCAGCTGAACGCGCAGCAGCGCGCCTTCCTTGGGAATGGCGAGCCCGCCGTCCGTATCGTCCAGCACGATGTCCAGCTGATCGGCCTCGTCCCCGCGCTTTTCGGAGATTGTGAGCGAGACCAGGCGCGGGCGCATCCGTTCTGTCAGATCCTTGCCGTCGAGCGTGACGCGCCAGTCCGGGACGTTGGTGATCGCCTCGCTCATGCTGCCGTTTCCGCGTTGTTGGCAGGCGCCGGATCATCGACGCGCAGCAGGTCTATGGCGAAGTCTATCCGCAGCGGGCGGCCATCGGCCATCAAGGCGACGTGCCTTTCGTCAATCGCTTCGATCACGAAATTGCCGAACACGGTACCGCTGCCATCGACCAGTGGCAGGGCCTCACCCTGATCGGCCATCTCGCGCAGCTGGTCGATCGAGACGCGCCCGTCCGTGATCTCGGCATAGACCGCGCCGGACATGCTGATCTTCTCATCACCGGTACCGAGGAACTGGACGGCATCGCGCGCACCGACGCGGGCCGAGCGAGCGAAGCGCCAGTCCGTCTTGCGCTGCAGTTCGTCATAGGCGAGCGTCGGAACCTGAAACAGGAACATGCCGAGTGCCATCAGGTGCATCGCGTGGCCTTTCTATTCATCGCCGAAGCCGCGCCCGCGCCGCTCGCGCTCGATCTGCTCGATCGCATTGCGGACTTCCTCGGCAATGTCCCGAGCAGGCGCAGTCCCGGCATTGATGGTGATATTGTACGTTGCGCTGCTTGGCGCAGTGCCCGCGAAAGCGTGCGCTTCGGGCTTTATCGCTGTGGGGGAAGCCAGTGCCATCGCGGGCACCGCAGCAGCCCCGGCCGCAAGGGCGCTGGCAACTTTTCCCGAGGCATCGTTGAAACGGCCCAGCATCCCCCTGCCGTCCGCATTGAAACTCCTGGTCATTGCCTCGGACAGTGTCGAAATTCGCTGCAACGGGGCTGCAGTATTGTCAGCAAGGCCCTGATCGAGCCCGGCCATGACAAAGCCGCCTAACCGCGCAAAGACACGCGAGGGCGAATGGATGCCAAGCGTTTCCTTGAACCATTTGGCGACCCAACTGGCGGTCTCAACGATCCTGGATTTGAGAGCGCCGTACATGCTGGCGATGCCATTGATGAGGCCCTGAATAATGTGACCGCCAATTTCCGAGAGACGCGAAGGCAGGGACATGCCAAGCCAATCCAGCATGGACGCAATACCGCGATAGAGCAGGCCGATGGGCGAGAAGTTGACTAGCATCGCTGTGAGGCCGGAGATGCCACCGGTGAAGTAGCCTTTGATCTCAGTCCAGCGGTCTCCGAACCATGCGGCAATCCCATCCCATTTGGCGTAAATGAGATAGGCCGCGCCTGCGAGCAGAACGACGCCAGCCACGACACCGGCCACGATCCCGATCAAAGGCAACAAGCCGATCCCCAAGGCAGTCGCGGTAGCTGAAAGCACCGCGAATGGAGCGACCAGGCCGGCCATGACAATCGCGCCGCCGCCGAGGACAAGGAAGAGCGCTGCAAAAACGGCTGCCGCAACTGCAAGCCCCCGAACCAAATTCGGATGGCGCTCGGCCAACTTTGAGACCTTGTCGCCCCAGACCGACAGGCGTTCAGAGGCAGAACCCGCCATTGGGGCCAATTGATCGCCAAGCGTGGTGGAAAGCTCTTTCGACTGAATCTTGAGGCGCTTCACCTTTTCGGCGGTGTCGTTCATGCGGTCGGCGAAATCCGTATTCACCGTACCTTCGGCGGCCAGTGCGTCTGCCCTGATGGACCGGTATTCCTGAAAGGCCGACATAAGCGGCCGCAGCGCCTGCTGCACCTGCATGTCTCCGAACAGGCTGGACAGCTTGGCCTGGTCGCCCCCGGTGGCCATTTGCGTAAGGCGGACAATCTCCTCGATCGGGCTACGTCCATCCTTGGCTGCCTTCTTCATCGCTGCCGGAATGTCGATGCCGAATTTCGCGAAGTTTTTGATCGTGTCCCGCGCGTTGATCTTGGACAGCAGGTTCTGAAGGTTGTTCGCGGCGCCCGCGGAATCGCCTGCCCCCTTTCGGGTGATCTGCAAGGCGGCCGCAAGGTCTGCGACGGCCGGTACGCCCGTTGCGCCAAGGCTTTGCATGCTGGCCGTCAGCTCAGGGAAATACTGAGCCATGTCCTTCACTTCGAAGGCCCCGCTCTTGCCCGCCTGCGCCATGATATCGAGTGCCTTGCCAGCCTGGGCGATCGGCACTTTCAGGTTGTCGTATGCAGCAAAGCTGGCACGCCCGAGATCGTCGATATCGGCCTTGTAGGCGGTCGCCGCGCGGCCGATCGGCGCCATCATGTCAACGGCCCTGCCCGCTTCGAGACCAAAGCCAGTCAATGTATCGACGCCATGCTGAAGGTCTTCCGGCATCTGGTTGACCGCCAGCGCCGCCTTGCGAAGCTCGAGCCCCATCAGGCGGCCAGCCTTGCGCGACTGGTTCACCTTCTGGTTGATGTCGGTCATAACAGATTCGAATTGCATCGAATCTTCGACCGCCCCTTCGAGCGGCCTTGCCATGACCATGCCGGTTCCGATCGCAGCCGCGCCGCCGGCAGCAAGGCCGGTTGCGGCCCCCTGCACACTCGAGAAGCGAGCGCGCGCGTCGGCGCACCGGCGTGAACGGTCGGTCACTTCCTGCAATCGGCGTTCCTGGTCGCGAAGTTCGGCGGTCGTTCGTTCCACCTCGGTTCGCAAGCGCCTTTCGTTGCCGGCCAGATCGCGGGTGGAAACGCCCGCAGCCGTCAGGCGGGAGCGCAGTTCCTGCAGGCGCGCGGTTTCCTGCCGGTGTTCATTGCCGAGACGCTCCGACTCCCTGCGTGCCCGATCGAACTCAGCCCGCATCTTCTTGGTCGGGTCTTCGGTCTGTGCGAGGGCTCGGCCCAGCTGGGTAGTGCGCGCCTGTGCCTCTGCCATGCGCTTTTCGGTATCGCGCAGTCCGGCTTTCAGTTGCCGCAATTGGCCGAGATCCGATTGCGTCCGCTCCAGCCCCTTCAACTGGTCGCGCGTTACCCTGATCGTCTGCGCCAGTCTGGTCGAGCCAGCAGCCGCATCGCGCATCGGGCGGGTCAGGCGGTCTGCCCCTTCCAGCAGCACTCTGATTCGAAGGTTTCGGTCGGACATCGGGGTTTCCCGCGTTACGGGCCAAAAGGGACCTCAGAGCGTTTCACGGCACGGGCGTGCCAGCTCATGAGTTCGGATAGGTGCATGTCGTCCATCGCGGATGGCGGCCAGTGAAACACGACCGCCAAGTCCGCCATGGTATCGTTTACGTCGTAGGGGAGAGCGCCGCCTTTGCGCCCTTCGGCAGCAAAAAATCCATCACCTCGCTGCCCAACTGGGTAAGGTCGGAAGGATCGAGCCCGGCAATGTCCTGCTTTGAAAGCAAGGGAGCGGTGATACGCGGCAGAAGACCTTCCAGCGCGGCATAATCCAGATTGAGCAGCGACGACAAAGAGAGGCCACGAAGCTCGCCGGCCTTGGGCTTGCGAACCTGTACGGTTTCGATGGTCTGTTCGCCGCGCCGGATGGGCGTGTCGAGCGTGACAGTGCGGATTTCGGCGGAGCTATCGGTCATGTCAGATTCCAAAGTTCAGGGGGAAAGGAAGGCGGCCCGGCGGGGTGCGCCGGGCCGGAGGGTCAGAACAGCCCGAGGGCGCTGCGCTGTTCTGCCAGGCGATCGGTGCCATCGACGACTTCGACCATGTTCAGGGGGTCGATCTCGATTTCCGTGCGGCCGTTCCAGACGAGCTTGTAATAGGCGAGCGCCGACGTGACGGTGAAATCAGCAGGCGAGCCGACTTCCTGATCGCCCATCTCGATTTCGCTGTGCCGGCCGCGCACGATCACTTCTACCGAATCGGAGTTGCCGGTATCGTCCTGCTGGTAAAAGCCGGCGAAGCGCATGTAGACGCCGTTCACCTTGGTCATGCCCCACTGGCGCAGGATATCGCGCATGGGACCGCCGAAGACGGCCTTCAGTTCCATCGCTTCCATGCCCATGTCCAGCTTGAGCGGGGCGGACATGCCCCCGCCTCGATACTCTTCGAGCTTGCGGGTGAGAGTCGGCAAGGTGACGGTCTTCACGTCGCCGACATAGTTCTGTCCTTCGTTGAACAGCATCAGGTTCTTGAGCGTGCGGGGCAGTCCCATGGTGGGCTCCTATGCAAAAGTGGGGATGGGAGGGCGGCGCGCCGGGCGAGCGCGCCGGTTATGCCGTCTGCGTCAGCTGGCTCGCGAAGTCGGCGAAATAGCTGTCGGTAATGCGCTGGTTGAAGCCGAGATCCTCGAGCGGCGGCGGCACGGTGTAGTCGTAGTCGATGCGCAGCTTGCCCGCCTGCAGACTAGCGGTGGAGTTGTTCGCCTCATCGAACCGAGCATTGGCGCCGAGAATGACGCCGGCGGCCTTCAGTTCGAGGAAGAAGCCGTTGATCGTCTCGATGATGTCCTTGGCCAGCGCCGGGGTCAGCGGCTTGTCCATCGCCCAGTCCATGCCGCGCGCGACGGTATCGGCCAGCAGCTGGGCCACGCGCACGGTGCTTTCGAACTGAAACAGCGGATCGTCCGAACAGGTGCGGTTGCCCCAGAAGCGAAAGCCGCTGTCCGAGCGGACCAGCGCCGTCACTTCCGAAGCGTTCAGCACGCCCGCATCGCTGGCCATGTCCTCGATATCCCAGTGGATGTCCTTGGTCAGGCCGACGACGCCGGAAACCGCCACGTTCGAAAGCGTCTTTTGCGGGCCGTAGCTTTCGTCGATCCGGGCGCGCAGGCCCATGGCGCGGGCAGCGGCATAGCTGGTAACGTTGGCGCTGGTGGCGGTGTCCCACGCGAGGAAGTCCGGCATCAGCAGCATGAGTTCACGCTCGCTGAAGTTCGCGCGGTAAAGGACCGCATCGGCCACGGTATCGCCCACCGCACGCGCATAGGCGAAGCCACGCAGCTTCTGCGCAACGACGGCAAGCGCGGCAGTGACTGCCTGCGTTTCGAGGCCGGGCGTGCCGAGAATCTTCGGCTTCACGCCCAACTGGCCTTGCGCAGCCAAGAGCGCCTGCATGCCTGTCTTCTGTCCTTCGGCGGTCGTGGTGCCGATCACGTTGCTGGCCGTCTCGGCCTCATCCGCGCCTTCGGCCACGCGGACCACGACGACGATCGGGCGCGCCTGGTCGGCAATGGCACGAAGCGAATGGGCCAGAGTGCCGCTCACCCCGGCATCGCCGATCGCGGCTTCGACGTCCGTCACCAGTGCGGGCGTATCGAGCGGGAACACGGTGGCGTCCGCGTCGGATGCGGTGGCGACAAGGCCGATGATGGCGGTGGAGACTGCGGCCAGCGTTCGGGCGCCGGTGCTGATCTCGGTAACGGTGATTCCATGTTTGAAGGCCATGAGCGGCTCCTTGGGTTCAAGCTGCAAGAGGGACGGAAAGGCGCACCAATGCGTTGGCGGGGGCTGTATCCGTGCGCGTGGCGTCGATGACGACGGTGGCTGCACCCGGGCGATCCCCGGCGGCCACACCTACGCGGCGCAGGCGGATGCGGTTTTCCCAGCGCGTCACGGCAACGGCGGTGGCGGCATAGACGCGCAGGATGTTCGCCGCCGTCATGGGCTGGTCGATCAGTTCGGGCAGCAGCGAGCCATACTCGCGGCGGCCGACACGGGTGCCCATGGGCGTGGAGAGGATGTCCGCGACCGACTGGCGAATGTGTTCGAGACCATCGAGCGCCTCGCCGGATGTGCGTGCCATGCCGGTCATCAGACGGGCGCCCCGGTCTGCGCGGCACCGGCCTGCACGCCAGAGTGCTTGTGGTCCTTGAGACTGATCCCGCCGCCGATGACGTCAGTGCTGGCAGTAAGCTTGCCGTTGACGGTGACGTCGCAGTTGAGGGTCAGGCCGCCCGGTGCATCCACATAGGCAGTGCCGCCAGCGGGCAGCGTGACCGTGAGGGCATGGCCTGCTTGATCGTAGGCAATAACCGCGCCGTCGCGGAATTCGAGGTGGACGAGATCGGGATTGGCCGAGGGCGAGGGGAAGGCATCGCAGTAGAGCCCAACGATGACCACGCCATTTTCGATATCGCCTTCGGGCGAAAGCAGCAGGCACTGTTCCCCGACCGTGGGCGGCGACCATACGCACACGCTGCCCGCACGCGGCGAGATCCACGGCAGTTCGCCGGTGACCACATCGCCGCTTTCGACCGTGCAGGTGGCATTGGCATGATCGACAGACGCGATCACGCCGAGCCGCAGCACGTCGCCGGTTAGCTGTTCGGGATCGAGGGTTTGCGCCATGGGGCGACCATGGCGCGCTCTTCATCGGGTTTCGCGTGGCAGCATTTGGATGGGCGGCTGACCAAATGCAGGGCGATGCATTTGATCGGAGGTCAGCGTGCTCCGATCCGCTCAGCCTCACACGGCTTGATATTCGGGAACCTGATCCTCTAACATTTCGAGTGTCCGACTTGGGTGGAATAGGGGGAATTGACGTTGAAAAAGGGCTTCACAGCGGCGGTAATGGTCAGCGTCTTGCTGACGTTGGCCGGAGCGCCGGCAAGTTCTCAGTCAATCAATCTCAAGAAATATGTTGTCCCAGTCTACTCTGGGCCGCGTGCAAAGCCCGACTTCACAGGGGCTGGTGCCCAATACAGAGGGTTTCGCACCGCGATCACGCGCGGGTTTCGAGATAATCCTGTCGCCATGGGACACTACACAATCATCACGGTTGGGTGCGGTACTTATTGCACCTTCAGTTGGGTAGGAGACCTGCGCACTGGGAAGATAATCAGCTTCCCGATTGGCGGCGAGGACTACCCGGAACTTGACATCAAGACTGCGCCAAACTCGCGTGTCGTGATAGCTCGTTGGACCAATTATGAGCATTCCGATTGCATAGCACGGCCCTATGCTTTCGATGGTCAGCGCTTCGCCCAGATTTCAGCGGATCGGCGAAAAGGCTCGGGTTGCTATCGCTGACCTTAGAGAGATGACACTGACGGCTGCCATCCCTGCGAGTGCAAGCGGAACTCGTCTCGCAGGGATGGCCAGAGTCAGTTGTCGTTTGCAGGCAGCGCAAAGTTGCTGATCAGCACTTCGCGCGCTGGTCGAGAACTCGCGCCCACCGTGTAGGTCGTGTCGATCGGCGTGATGGTGAAGGCTGCGAACGTCTCGCGCACGCCCACATTGTCGTTCAGCGACATCAGGAACTTGCCCTTGATGCCCATCAGCTGATCCGCCAGCGCGGCAAAGTCTTCGCGGGTGAAGACGCCGGGGCCGTAGTCGCGTTCGCAGGCCCAGTAGGGCGGGTCGAGGTAGAACAGTGCGCCGTCGCGGTCATATCGGCGGATGAAATCGCCATAGGGCAGGCGCTCGATCGTCACCGACTGCAGGCGATCGTGGAGGTCGGCCAGCATCGGTTCCAGCTTGCCGACATCGAAGCGGGCGGGTGCGCCGGCATCGACGCCGAAATTGCGGCCCGAAACCTTGCCGCCGAATGCCAGGCGCTGGACGTAGAGGAAACGCACGGCGCGCTGCAGATCCGTCAGCGTGTCAGGCTCCTGGGCGAGCAGGCGCTCGAACTCGGCCCGGCTTGCGACGCGGAAGCGCAGCATGTCGATCAGGTAGGGATAGTGTTCGGCCAGGCAGCGGAACAGGGTGACGACGTCGCCCGAGATATCGTTGATCGCCTCTGCCTTCGGGCGGCGCGATCGGCGCAGGAAGATGCCGCCCATGCCAACGAAGGGTTCGGCATAGCTGCTGTGCGGCGTACGTTCGATGATGGCGCAGATGCGCTTAGAAAGATTGCGTTTCCCACCGATGTAACCGGCAACGGGGGAAACGGGGCGAACGAGAACAAAAGGGGTAGACATGTTGGATTTCCTGCACGATTGCCCTTCGCGGCATGCCACGGAAGGGAACTCAAAACAGGCGGGCGCGCCGCCTTGAGAGTGCGAGTGCAGGCTCGCGGTTTTCAGGATGCTGGAACATCCGAAGCCCCCTTCCGGAAAGGGGCCAGTTAGCGGCGGGAAACCCCGCCGCCGGGCATTATTCCGATACTGCGGTATCTTCCGGCGACACCGGCTCAGGCGCGGGCACGGTGATGACACCCGCTGCGATCTTGTGCGCCACGCCCATCGCAACTTCCTCGACGCGGGCCTTGGTGGCCGCCCTGTCGTAGCTGCCATCAGCCTTCAGCACGGCGTTCACGTCGCGCTTGTGGACGATCTCGCCGCTGGTGAAGGTGACGGGGACGGCGCGGGTATCGGCATTGAAGGCGCCGATCCTGAAGGTAAGTTCGGACACGGTAGGTTCCTTTCTAGGCTGGGGCGACCGGCCATTCGACGGCGGCCGGATCGGTGACGGTTTCGGGAAGATCGCGCAGGGCCTGACGGTAGGCGGCCCAATTGGCACGGAGTTCATCGGTCAGCGGGCTGTCGGGCAGCTGGGTGAAGTCGGACGCGGCCAGCAACCGGTCGCGCTCCGCGCGCAGGCGCCTGCGCAATTCGGCGTCGTCTGGCAGGGGAGGTTCCAGCGCTACCGGATCGCCATTTTCATTCGCAGTGATCAGCATTCCCGCGCTTGCGCTATCCATTAATTCAGCGTGTCGGGCGCGGGTGATTTCACGCGCGTCGCCTGGAATGACGGAATGCACGCCATCATCGAAAAAGCCGCCAACGCTCGCGCTGAAAAACAGTGCCATTTCGCTCTAATCCTTCAAACTTTGCCAATCGCGATCCACCAGGCGTTCCCGCCGCCCGGCGCTGCATTGTAAACGTTCATGTTCGTTGCCGATGCGCCGTAGGGGAGCGGGCCGTTGCCCTGGGCGTCCGCGTTGCCGACTTCCGTTGCGCAGCCGCTGTCGACGTAAAAAGGGGCCGCGCTGAACGCTATGGGGAAAGTCACGACGCCGTAGCCCGGGCGCGTCGTTAGGTTGATGCGGCCCCATTGCATGACCAGCCCGCCGGTCAATTTCTGGTAGCCGGTGGCGGAATGGTCGGCCGCGAAGTCCGCGACTTTCGCAAGGGCGGCGGCTTGGTAGCCATCCAACAAGTCCGCGTCCAAGCCGCTGCCACTGCCGTCATTGCCAGAGTGCCAGGCAAGGCCAGTGGAATTGAAATAGGCCACGCCGCTTGCTGTGATCATGAACCGCGAAGCGCCCGCCGATTCATCTGTTAGATGAAAAGTCCCATCGTCCTTTTGCAGCACACGCCAATCGCGCCCGCCGTTCGAATTCTGCAAGGCAATGCCGCCATTAAGGCCGCCGCCGGTGAACTTCTGCAAAGTGCTGAATACGTTTACATCCGAGAACGTATTAGCGGCGGACAAACGGGCAAGTGATGAAACGTGATAACCGTCAAGCAAGTCAGCATCTAAACCGCTGCCGCTGCCGTCATTGCCAGAGTGCCAAACCGTTCCGCTTGCCGAGAACGAAAAAGTTAGCGTCCTGGTCCCGCCGGAAAAAGGGGCGAGCATTCGGAAGGTGTCGGCGTAAACGTCAATAGACGGATCACTTATCATTGATCCAGATGGCGCCCGCGCAACATCGATCTGGCCGCCCTCGTTGCCGGCTGCAACCGCATCGCCGACAAGTATATTCGCGTTAAAGTCTTGCCGCGAAGTCGAATCAAGCCGAGCGTAGGCGCTTCCCTGCAAGCCGTCCAAAAGGTCGGCATCCAGGCCGCTGCCGGCGCCGTCGTTGCTGCCGTGCCAAACAGTCGCGCCGTTGAACGTAAGCGAGGAAAGCACATTCAGCCCGGCGCGCATTTCAACGGCGCCAGTCGCCAGATTAAGGACAAATGGCCGAAGGCTATTGAAACTATTCGATGGCTCGGTTGCGGCATCGCTCAGGAGTAAGTAGAAATTGCTCCCATCCGCCCGCATAATAAGGCTGGGCGAGCTAACCCCGGCATATTTGCATACAATTTGCTCGCCCGTTACGTCGAAAAACTGGGTGGACGTAAAAGTGTTTTGCACTGCGGCGCGCACATAGGCGCTGCCCTGGTAGCCATCCAGCAAATCGGCATCCAAGCCGCTACCGCTGCCATCAACCGTCAACAATTTGCTTCTGACATCGCCCGCCGTGTAACTGCCTGCAGGCAGGTAATACGATCCCTGCTGGCCATCGAGCAGGTCCGCATCCAAACCGCTGCCAGCGCCATCATTGGATGAGCGCCACACATCGTAAATATGGCTGTCGAACACAAAGTTGCCCTGATCGGTAACGTCGACCGTGGCCTTGAGGCGACTGGCTGCACTCCACCCGATCTTGATGACGTTCCCGGCCAGTTGCCCGTTGCCGGTGCCCTGCTGGACGGGGTTATAGCCGAGGCGCGCCGGGATGTTGCTGTACCAGCTACCCTGCTGACCATCGAGCAGATCGGCGTCGAGGCCTGAGCCAGCGCCATCGTTGGCAGGGTGCCAGATGCCGGCGTTGTTCGCGCCGAAGCGGGCATCGAGCCATGCCGTCACCGCATCCTTGACCATCTTCTCCGCCGGCACGCGGCTTGTGCTGGTCCCCCCGATGGCTTCCGCCAGCGTCGAGAGTTCAACGACGCCCTGCTGTTCGGTGGTCGCGGGCGGGTTCAGGAAATTGGCATCGCCGAAGGTCAATTCAGTCGCATCGACATCGGCGAACTGGACGTCGATCGCGAGAAGCATGAGCGCCTGCGCGGACTTTTCGACCAGCACGTCCGCCTGCCCGTAGATCGCGAAGAGCGTGCCGTCTGCAAGGTAGAGCGCAAGACTGCGGACCGTGAAGACATCGCCGGTTTCATCGCGCACGATCAGGTGGATCGTATCGTCGGCCACGACATCGCCCGACAGCGTGGAGATGCGCTTGAACTCACCGGGCAGAGCGGTCGCGGTGGGATCGGGCGTCACGGCAGTGCCGGTCAGGCCGACCTCAACAATCGTGACCGGGGCGGTACCGGTATTGGCCGCATTCACAAGCGCAGCGCGGCCCGCATTGGTGACGATGAGGGTGAGACCCATGAATTCCTCCGGTCAGGTCGCAGCCGGCGCCATGCAGGACAGGCGGGCGAAGATGGTGGGGCGCACGGCGGCAAGCAGGCCGACACTGGCCTGCGTGTTGATTCCCTGCGTGAAGGTGAAAGTGCTGCGCACCGGTTTGGCGCGGCTGACCTCGGCAATGACCTGGTCGACGAAGGCGGCCGAAGCGGGCGCGTCGGCAAAATCGAGGTTGAGGACGAGGCTGAAGGTGTGCGGGTCGCCCTTCGGCTCGCTTTGCCACCATTCGCGGATGGCAACGGACCCGCCGAAGCTGGCAACGACCGCGCGCACCGATTCGGCCGTGCCCTTGCGCCTGGCGATGGCGATGGCCTGCCGCACGCGCTCGCGCTTGATGCCCTCGGGCCAGCTGGTGGACCAGTTGTCGAGGCTGAGGCCCCATGCCAGCCACGGGAGCAGCTCGATCGGGCAATCGTCCGGCGACCAGACCGAACGGACAGGCGTCGGGATCTCCAGAAGACCGGCGGCCACCTGCTCGAGCGCCTTCTCCAGCGCCGTGGAACCGGGAGGCAGCAGCGACGGGTATGTCATTCGCCGGTCCCGGCGTAATTGATCGTGGTACCGGTGCAGTGGGGCGCCTGCGTGCGCGAGATCACGATGTCGCTGGCCGGCGTCGTCAGTTCGACATTCTGCACGCCTTCGACGTGGAGGGCGGCGAAAATGGCCGAGCGGGTAATGTCACGGCCGAGGCGGTGGCTGGCTTCGATATAGGCATCGAGGTTCGCCTGCGCCGCGGCAAGGACGACACCGCCGTCAGGGCCGCTGAAGGTGGTCAGCGTAGCGTCCACGGCATAAGCGACGATCTCGGCCGACTGGACGGTGACGAAGTCCGTCAGCGGGCGGCGCGTCTCATCCGAAACATAGGCGGCAACCGTCTCGACAAGTTCTGTCGAGGCTTCCCCGGTGCCGGTGCGTGAGAGGACGGAGACGAGGACTTCCCCGGCGGTCGGACTGGTGGCGCTGGCGTCCAGAACATCCGGATCGGACGAAAGCGCGTGGAAGATGTACGCGCCCTCAGGCCCGGCGACCGAATAGCCTTCAGGCGCCAGCACCATGCGGCGGCGAAAATCGGCATCGCTTTCCATGACGGCGGGCGTGCCCAGCGCCCCATCGGCCGGGGTCAGGGTGAAGCGGGTGATGCCGAACAGGGCCGCGATATTGTCGAGATCCGCGCCCACGGCATAGGCGGGCATGACGGCGCGCACGGCATCGTTGACGCGCTGGCGCAGCAGCTGGGCGAAGTAAGCGAAGACCTGCAGCAGCTTGGTCGCCGGATCGCTGTCGCGCGTGACGAACTCCGGCATTTCCGCCTGCATGCGCCAGACGGCATCGGCGAGGATGGTTTCGAAATCCAGTTCCTCGACGATATCGGGCGCAGGCAGGCGCGAGAGATCGACAGCGGTGAATGTAGCATCGGCCATGCCGCCCATGTCGCTGGGCTGGCACGGCGATGGCTATGGGCTGCATTTGGATGGGCGGCTATCCAAATGGATTGTCGATTTTGGAATTCCGCGATTAAACTAATCGGCCAAAAGGCACATTAATCATCATTACTGCGGTGGGGCAGTTCTGCGATCCCATGCCCAAGGTCGGGATTTCTGCAATGTCTGCTCTCCCTCGATTGGAACATCGAACGCGCGCACGTAAGCTGCCAGTCGCTCACGCACCTCACCGTCTGAGAGACCGAATTCTTCTAGGCTGTATCTGTGCGGATGTCGCTTCAAAGCTTTCGCGCGATCAAGGTAGCGCTCCATCGCCGGCATTGCTGGTTCAATGTCGAGGCCGAGAAAGCGGTAGACCCGCCGCATCGTTCCGCGCCAATCCCGTTCCATGTCGTCATATTGAACATCGATCATCCGCTCCGGAGGGATGGCACGGCGCGCAGCACGCATGCGTTCGACCAAGAGTTCAGTTTTCCGTAGCCACTCGCGCCCAATTTCGTGAGCATCCGCATGATCGGAATAGATAATTGTTTGATTCCACGCGAGCGAAGCGGCGCTGCCGACGATTCGCAAAGGGTCGCGATGGGTGAAGATCAGTCGCGCATCCGGGAAAACTTTTAGCAGAGCTGGCAGATCGAGCATGTGCTGCGGAGTTTTGAGGATCCATGGGCGAAGGGTCGAAACCTGCTGCGACCACCCAACCAAACGGAGAAGATCGGCCATATATCGATACGCTGGCGTCGCATCCTGATTTTCACACCAGCGACCGTAGCCAGGCACATGCCATTGAGCCTCGTGCTTCATTCCCCACATGCTTGCGACAAGCAGTCCAAGTTCTTCTTCGGGCTCATAGGGGCCGGTAGGATGGATCGACAATGTACGCGGATTGGCCAGGCGCGCGACTTTCATAATGCGCTGCGCGAGTATCGGACGGAAATCCTCTGCCTCTCCTGCCATCACCGCTTCGAACCCGGGCCGCGGTACGGGGCTGATCGTCTCGAAGCTGCGCATATGGCTAAAACGCCGATCACTGGCAAGCAGCCGGTGCAAGCGAGTTGTCCCCGATCGCATCGGACCGACGATCACCACCGGGTGCGGCAAAGGTCTGTTGAGAATCTCCGGATGACGCTTGAACCACATTTGTGCCAGAAGGCGGTCGCGCAAAATGTGGTGAAACTGCTGCATAGCCGACCAGTCGCCTGCCGCATTGAGACACGCTTCATGCCGGATAGAATCTAATAGCACATCCATTGGCATTTCAAACCAGCGGTCGCCAAAGTCCTCCAAACCCGTCGCCGCCGCCGCTTGCTCGAGCAAATGATTTTTCTCCAGGCGCGCAGGCTGCACCATGCCGAGCTTGCGACCTGCACGAAGGCTGGCATCGAGTATGCTGATGAAGGCGGTCCGTTGTGGCGGCCGAGTAATCCGAGTGTCCAAGTCATTCGTCCAAATTTCGGAGAGAATCCGGGCGAGGTAACAATGAATAATCCAAATGTACACCCACCTATCCAGATCTACACAATACCACATTTCGTAATATGATTGATATTTTATATTATAAGAATACAACAGAATGAAAAAGCATTTATATAATTAACTTATATTGAATAGACTCAAATTTGCAAAATACATGATTATATATTCTATATTAGCGATAGAATCATTGGACAATTTCCCCCTAGAGAACGCAGTCTTAACCGCAAAATTCGCCTATTCAGTCCTAATTTAGCGATCTTCCCATCGCGGGCGACGAATTGTCCAGATTTCCAGTTCCCCGACAGATTCCCGTTCCAATTTGCAAAGCACTTCTCCATCTTCCCATAATTCAACCACACGAAGTCGCGCACGATCTTGGGCGATAAGTAACGCCTCATTGGCATCAGTTGCTTCAAATTCATGGGTGATCTCAGAAGAAAACTGAGAATTTCTGCGCCGCACTTCATAAATTGGCATTAGGACCTCCTTGCTCAACAAGCATACAGGAGCATTCTGAACGCAGGCCGAATTGAGCAGAAGGTGAAACTATGTAGAGGTGGAAATCAGACAAATGAAGCTCTCGGATGTTGCGCCCCAAGCCGTAGCTCAGCCATATCAGCTGACAATTCCGTTAGGTTATCACCGCTAGTACTTAGCAATTGGAAACGTAGCCCCAAGCATGTTTGCCTGAGGCCACGTTTTAAGAGTCATTTATTACAGCTAGCTGCTGAGCTCTGTTAGTGCGGTTGCGTCTATTTCCCGCCTGTCAAATAGATCCGCGCTGTCCATTGTTCCGGTCACTGAAACACGATCACCAACGGTAATATGCTGGATTCCGGTGTCATCGAACGGATCGTAATAGAGCTTGTCGGTATCGACTCGGTAATTGAAAAGCCCGGTGTCGAGCTGGAACTCATCGCCATTAATTGACTGAACTTTCCCGGTCAGTGTCAGTCCGCCAGTACGCAATACATCGTAATCGACTACCGGAACGACTGCATCTTCTTCATCATCTGCGCTCGCATAGAATAGCGTGTGCAAGTCATCGACATAGACACTGCTTGCCTCAATGCGGCGAGACTGAAAAAAATCATCGTCCATCCGACCGGTAACACTCACCTGATCGCCGACGACCAACTTGTTTTCGTCATACCAGTCGTAGTCGTCCATCTCTACGGGAATGGTTTTTTCACCATAATCCAGGACAAAATTATCGCCAGATACTGATTGTACCGTTCCTGAAACGCTTAGCCATTCACCATCATAAGCTGTCGTTGGAGTTTGCGCCGCTGCTGAAAACGAAAGTGAAAGCGCTGTAAGGGCGGTGACAGATATTAGGATTTTATTGAACATTAAAGCTCTCCGAATTTCGCAGATTCTCCTTTTCGATATATGAATGTCGTTGAGACATTCTGTGTATGTAACGGGATGAAAGGATATGAGTTCCACAGGTGGTCATAAGCCAATGCGTTGGACAGACAACCTCGTCAGCTCAATCCATGACATGACACTCGGATAAGCGGCACGTTTACCCTGTATCGATGAGAGAATAGAGCGCATCGAGCATACGCTCGCGATCAACTGGCGTCACGCCCAGCAGTTCGCGCCGGGGATAGGGCACGGCCTTGGCTCTGAGCGAAGGCCTGTCCCGCAGACCCTGCTGATGAACGCTGGCGATCTGCGAGACCTTACCGGTGAAGCCGACCCAGAAGCCCTGATCATCGGTCTGGGTCTTCAGGAACTTCGAACTGGCCAGACGGCGGAACATGGCCCTGCGGCGCAGACCGCCGCGACGGCGCAGTTTGCCGGCACCGCGATTGCGGTATTCCTCCGGCACCGGGAGCCATTTGACCACCTTGTCGAATTCGAAAGTGCGGATGCCCCCGGCCTCGATGTCGAAGCCGGTCATCGAGCGACCGGTGCCCCAGGTGAAGCTCTTCATGATCACCCGGCGCGGTTGACCGCCGCCGTGTGCGGGATAGAGGAAGCAGGCCGTGCCACGGCCCGAGACGGGCGGTTCCTTCGTCTTGCGCGGTTCGAAGGCGCTGCCATCGGGCTGTTGCTGGGCAGTGATGCGCCTGCGTTGGCCGATCGCCAGTTCGCGGGCCACCTTCCGCATGATCGCGCGGCGCTTGCCCGCCGACAGGCTGCGCAGCAGGGCGCCTGCGATGCGTTCGACTTCGGCCAGATCGTCCTTCATGCGTCAGGTGGAACGGCCGGGGTCAGCACCGCGTCGGGATCGGTAGTTTCGGCGAGCAGGTCGACATTGCCGAAGCCCTGCAGGAAGGATGCCGTTACGCCGTCGAACATCGGCGGGAAGGCCGGTTCCTCAGGGTGGTTCACATCGTAGCCGCTGCTGTCCGCGCGCGGGATGACTAGCACGGGCTCGGTCAGGTCGATCGACAGTTCGATGTCATAAGTTTCGCTGTCGAGCAGTTCGGCTTCGAACTGGAAGGGCTTGCCGTCGCTCGCCTGCAGCAGCTGCGGCTGTTCCTTCTCGATCCACGCCAGCACGGCCACCATGATCGTGTCGGTATCGCCCGCAAAGTCGGTGATGAGCGCCTTTACCGTATAGGCGTATGCAAAGGACAGCGTGGCGGAACGACGCGCGCCAATCTGGCCGCCTTCAAGGTAGACCTGCAGCCGATCAGGGTGCGTTTTGAGGTCGGGCAGGAAGGCGGTGAGCCAGCGCCGGAGACTATCGGCCTTTCTCATGACAGCCCCGCGCTGACGCCGGCGGCGATGACTGCCTTGACCGTTTCGCGGGCAAGGCCAAGCGATCCTTCCCGAATGAACCTGACCAGCTTTTCTCCGGAAGGTTCCTTGCTTTTCAGCGCGTCCGGCACGGCATTCAACAGTTGCAGCCCTTGCGCTGTCAGGGTGACCTGCACATGACCGTACTGGTTCTTTTGCCGCGAGGAGATGAAACCAGCGCTTTCAAGCCAGCCCAGCGTCGATATCGCGATCTCGAACGATCTGGACGGACGGCCCATGTCATCGACGATTCGGCCGAATTCGTCGATCTCCCCATGCCCGGACAGCTTGCGTGCATCGAGCGCCGTCGGCACGGGAAACGATTGGTAGAGCAGGGCCAGAATTGCGCCCGTGTAATCGTCAAAGAGTTCGATGTTCTTCATTGATCGCCTCCTGACAGGGTAATGCGGACCTGAGCCTGCAGTTCGATCAGCGTCGCCCGGATCTGGCCGGCCACATCGTAAAGTGCGTTCAGGCTGGCGAGCGCATCGGTGCCGGTCATTTCGCCTGCGTTATTGCGCTGCGGCTTGGGCAGGGGCGGTGGCGGAGCCAGAAGGCTGGCCGAGACCTTCGGCGTTGGCGATCGCGGCGGAACGGTCGAGCAGGCGCACGCCATCAGCATCAATGCAGACGTTGCGATAGACCGGGCGTTCAATGACCTTCTGGCTTTCATGGTAGATCTCCCTGACGCTGGATTGCCGGGCAAATTCGGCGGCCTGGGCGCGCTCGGCAGACGCATCGATCTGGCCCTGCAGCTTGCGGCGGACAGCATCGGCCGCATCGTCCGCGCGCTTTTGCGCCGCGCGTTCCTGCGCCAAGCCAATGCGCGTGCCATAGGCGAAGCCCCCAATGCCCGAGAGGCAGGCAGCCAGCGCCCCGGCAAGGGCAAGATGGGATGCACCGATCAAGCGAGCAGCCCTTTGAAATAGTTTCGGCGCGCGAAGGTCAGCGAATCCTTGCGCAGGCGACCGTCACGATAGCTGACATGAACCCAGCCACTGTTCGGGTTTCCGCGCGTGTAGTTCTCAAGGATCAACTGGTCGAAGGGCAGGCGATCACGAATGAAGGTGGCCACGGTGAGATTGTCGACGCCAGTGATCTCGAGGTCGGCAGCCTCCCCCTTCGCGTGCTGGCTTCCCGTGGTCGAACCGACAGCAAGGCACAGCTTCGGAGCACGAAACCCCGAAGTGATCCGAACCGGTTGTCCGAAGTGGGCGCGAAGCGGCTCCAGCACCTTCGTGCACAGCAACTTCATGGCGGCGATCTGAACCGCGTTCGGGGAGTTGGCGATCCGTTCGCGCTCGGCTGTTGCCGATGCGATGAATTCGTCCAGGCTGAAGTTGGGCGACAGCTGCATGGTTCAGTCCTTCTTCGGGAGGAAGCGGTCGGCAAGGCGGCCCGGCACGCTGGCGAGCGCGTCGGTCGCCGCCTTGGCGAGGCGGGGCGTGGCGTCGAAAGCGAGCAGCGCGATGCCGAAGGCGATCGACTGCGCGACGAAGTCATTCCAGCCCGTCAGTTCGATGATGGCGCGGGTGGCGTAGAAGCTGACGGTGGAGCCGACGATCCACTGCACGAAACGCTGGCGCCACGAGAGGCCCGGCTTCCATGCCTGGGCGACGGCCGAGCCGATCAGCGAAGGCGTCAGCGAACCGATGGCGTCGACGATGGAGGGGAGGATGGTGCGCAGATCCATGGTTTCAGTCCCAGAGCTGGATGAGGGGCCGCACGCGCGGGGCGCTTGTCTCGGCAGTGGCGGGCACGATCACGACCGTGCCGAGCGGAAGGATCGGGCCAAGATCGGCAAGGCCCGGATTGGCATCGAGGACGCGGGTCAGGTCGGACGGGCCAAGGCCGGCCTCGCGAAACAGCAACAGATCCAGCTTGTCTCCCGACCGGGCAACGAGGCGCTGCTCGGCCGCCATCAGATGAGGTCCACCGTGGTTCGCGATTTTCCGAGGATGTCGCGGATCGCATGCATGGCATCGCGGCGCAGTTCGCCAATCGACACGTCCAGTTCGTCCGCCTGTTTGCTGCCGGCCGACGTCGTATCGAAATCGCGGTGCCGCTCGATCAGTTCGGCCTTGGTGAAGAGGGCAACCGCGCGGTTGTAGCGGATCAGTTGGACGCTTTGTCCATCCAGCTGCGTTGCGGGAACGGCTGCGAGCGTGGTGTAGCCCTCAGCCACGCGGGCCGCCGCCCAGACACGAAGGTCGATCTCCACCGACATGATCGCGCCAAGGATTGCAGCGCGCAGACGCGCGGGCGTGATGCTGGTCGGGATGCGGGCGGCGTCCCGAACGGCAGCGGGGTCAATGTCCGGAAAGAAGCCGTCATTGGCGACGGTGGTTTCCGCGACCGGGGCCTGATCGATTTCCGATTCCGGGGGGCGGGCGACGAAGGTCATTTGCGGCAATCTCGCTGTTCGGTGTCAGCCAAGACGGGGGCAGCTAACGGGGGTGGGGATCGGGTCAGAGGACGGCCCTTCGGTTTGGAAAACCTCCCGCCTCGCGCGATCCGCCCCCGAGCGCCGGGGGCGAGCCTGTCAGGCGGACGTATTGCCGCCCTGTTCGTTGGTTTCTTCGGGTTCGGGTGTGACGGCCTTCAGCAGCTTCTCAGCCCGCCTGATCCTGTCCCGCACGCCGATGCGATCATGGAGGCGCTGGGCCTCGCGCAGTGCGTCCAGCGCGGCATTGAGGCGCGGTGCGCTTGTCTCGGCTTCGGATTCCTCGGCCCTGCGCAGCTGCTCGACGCCGATGGCCTTGAGCAGCTTGGCGCGGGCCTGGTCATGCATGTCCTCGCCATAGGTCAGGTGGTCGACGCCATCGAGAATGCAAAGCGGGAACTCTTCACCGGCCGCCTGAGCCTTGAGCGCGGCTTCGGCAATTTCCTCAAGGATGACGGTCGCGGTATCGCGCTGATAGCGCGCGGGCATCTCGACGCGGTGGCGCATCATGAATTCGGCAAGGTCGATTGCGTCCGAATATTCGCCGACATCGATCATCCAGACCATGCAGGTCGGCAGCACTTCGGCGGCGATGCCGCTACCCACGCCCGCATCAGCCTTGTGCAGGCCGACAAGCCAGTCACGGTAATGCGGCAGCATTTCGCGCTTGGCCGCAATCTTCAGGTCGATCGACTTGATCTCCTTCAGGCGGCGCAGGTCATGCGTCAGGCGCAGCGCAATCTGGGCGGCTGCGCGATTTTCGGGGGAGGCGTTGGCCGCCCCCGCTGCCGAAGAGGGGGCGGCAGCGGGGACGACGGCCGCTCCACCATCGGGAGCGGACGCAACGGTCTTGGCGGCAAGGACGCGGTCCCTGTGGCGGCGAGCGAGGCTCATGTGCGTGTCCTGTCAGGTGGAGCTATCGGGATGGGATCGGATCAGGCGGGCTTCTTGCCCATGACCACGTTCTCGACGAGGGCGGTGCGCCCGTAGTCTTCGACGACGTAGTCTTCGTTCACCGATTCATAGTTCTCGATCTGGTCGAGCGCGGGCTCGTCCCTGATCTGGCGACGGCGGGTTTCCTCCTGCCAGTAGATCGAGAGGTTATCGAGGCTGGTGATCAGCATCGAGGTTTCGGGGAAGAAGGGCACGATCACGGCGCGCTTGCCGGCCAGCTGCTTGGGCAGCGTGAGGATGCGGTGCGCGGCCTCACGTTCGGTCGCGGTGTCGCCAGCGGCCTGCAGCAGGTTCAGGTACTTGTCCTTGACCAGCTTCCAACCGACGATGACGACAAGGTCGGTATCGCTACGGTGCCACGGATCGAGCAGGTCGAGCGCATCGAACGCCAGCGCGTCGAGGTTCGCATAGTCGGCTTCGGCAGTCGCGGTGTTGCTGGCATCGCCATCGACCACTTCCACGCCCGCCGCGACATAGATCGCCTTGGTCGGATCGACGGTCAGGTCGCCGTCATTCAGGACGCGCGACGGGGCATTCGTGCGGATCTTGTGCAGCCAGCCTTCGTTGACGTCCTGCAGCAGCGGATTGGCGTCGACATCGGTCGTAGCCGCTGCCGAAGTGCCGTTGAAGCCGATCATGATGCGATCGCGGCCCTGCTGCTTCAGGATGACGTCGCGCAGTAGGGTCTGGAACTCCGGCTTATGGCGCCAGGCGTCCAGCTTCGAATACTTGATCGCATGATCGAAGTTGGTCTGACGGCAAAAATAACCGCCATCGTCCGTGGTGTCGGTAGGATCGGCCGGGGTACGGCGGTCGCCGCCAGCGGTGTTGGTGCGGCTCGCAAGCGGACGGGTTACCGTGACGCCAACCTTCTGGCCAGTCTGCTGCGGCACGCCAACGACGTTAATCTCGGTCAGGAAGTCGCTCGATTCCTGAATTTTCTCTTCCAGCTTCTGTTCGACAGATGGCGAGACGCTGAACTTGACGGTGGCATTGTCGATGCCGTTGAGCAGCGCGATCTGGCTGACGTAGGCATTGAAGAGCAGGCGGGTTTCGTTACGCATGTGCGTGGGCTCCTGGCGGGATAAAGGCGGGGGACGTGCGGAGGAAGCTGGCTGCTTGGGGGATCAGCAGTCGGTCTTGATGGAGCCGGTGCCGCCGGTGGCCGGGGTGCGGTTGAAGGTGCCGGGCTGTTCGGTGGTCTTCAGCTTGGCTTCGAGGGCGTCGAAGCGGGCACCGAGCGCAGCAACGGCATCGTTGGCGGGTTTCGATGCCGCCGCGATCTGCTGGCCCATGACGGCGGCGAACTTGTCGACGTCGAAGGCGTTGTCGTTGGCCGGTGCGGGCGCATTCGCGGCCGGAGGCGAAACCGGCTCATCCTTCTTGTCCTTCTTGAAGAAGGCGAGGAGCGAGCGGCCAATGCTTTCCCCGATCTGCTCGCCGTCCAGCGGCTGAGCAGCGAGTTCCATCGCGGTTTCATGCGCCGTGGTGAAGACGTTGGGACGCGACATCGCAGCGAACTTGAGCGGTTCGGTGCCGAGCGAGGCAGGCTGATCGGTCACGGCGAGGCCGACCAGATAGGCTTTGCCTTCGCCTGCGAAGTCGGGGTGGATTTCGCAGCTGGTGAAGAGCTTCTGACCGGCCTTGTTGATCTCGACCAGCTGATCGTTGGCGTCGATCTCGGCATAGAGCGCGAGAAGCATCTTCTTCTCGCCATTGATGGTGAGTTCGACTTCCTCGGTCTTCAGCGAGAGAACCGAGCCATAAGCGTTGAATGGGCGCTCTGGGCTGTAGCCTGCGATGTGTTCGCAGTTGATCCGCGCGGTGTACGTGGCCGGATCGTAGCTGGCGGCCATCTGTTCGAGCCATTCGCGCTGGATGACGCGGCCATCGACGGTGGCGCCCTCAACAGCGACGCGGAAAAACTTGCTCTTTGCCATGATCGGTTCCGGTTCCCGTGGTTGCGGGGCGGCGTGCCCCAAGACCTTCCAATTGGTTGACGGGTCCAGAAAGGCGACGGTGGGGCCACTTCCTCAAGGGGCTGCATTTGGATGGGCGGCTGACCAAATGGACGGCCATGATTAAGGGACCTGTCGCGCGGCATGGTCGCCGCGATGCCCATCCAAACGCCTCCACAACCCGGTGCACCGTCTGCCATGTGGCAGTTCGATCCGCGCCGTCATGCGCGCAGCCTGTACTGGCGCGGGTGGGGCATCACGCAGATCGCGCAGGAGTTCGAACTCTTCGGCGTCGCCAGCGAAAGGGGCTCGCCCATTCCCCGCGCCACGATCGAGTCCTGGAAGCAGCGCGATGCGTGGGACGATGCGCCGTCGATCCGCAAGATCGAGGACGGGCTTGAAATCCGCCTGCTAACGCTGATCGCGAAAGAGAAGAAGACGAGCGCCGACCTGGTCGAAATGGACGCGCTGTCCCGCCAGATCGAAAGCCTAGCCCGCGTGCGCCGGTACGAGGAACCGGGCGGGCATGCCGGCGACCTCAACCCCAAGGTGGCCAACCGCAATGCCGGGCCGCGCCGCAAGCCGAAGAAGAACCACTTCACCGCCGATCAGGCGGCCGAACTCAAGCGCATCTTCCTCGACGGGCTTTACGACTACCAGCTGACCTGGTGGAACGCGCTCAGCCAGCGCACGCGCATGATCCTGAAGTCGCGCCAGATCGGCGCGACCTATTACTTCGCCTTCGAAGCCCTGATCGACGCGATCGAGACGGGCCGGAACCAGATCTTCCTGTCCGCATCGAAGGCGCAGGCCCACCAGTTTCGGTCCTACATCGTCAGCTTCGCCAAGCTGGTGGGCGTGCCCCTGACCGGCGATCCGATGCTGATCACTTCGGACCTGCGACCCGAAGAGGAAGCGGCGGCCGAACTGCACTTCCTTGGCACGAATTTCCGCACGGCGCAGGGCCGCCACGGCAATTTCTATTTCGACGAGTTCTTCTGGGTCCACTCATTCGAGGAACTGAACAAGGTCGCTTCGGGCATGGCGACCCACAAGAAGTGGCGCAAAACCTACTTCTCGACGCCGTCCAGCGTTGCCCACCCCGCCTATCCCTACTGGACCGGAGAGCGCCGCAACCGCCGCCGCAAGAAGGAAGGCCGGGTCTCGATCGACGTCAGCCACAAGGCGCTGGCGGCGGGCAGCACCGGGCCCGATCGCATCTGGCGGCACATCGTCAACATCGAGGACGCCGAAGCGGGCGGCTGCGACCTGTTCGACATCGAGGAACTGCGGGACGAGTACGCGCCTGATGAGTTCGCCAACCTGTTCCTGTGCGAGTTCGTCGACGACAGCCTCTCGGCCTTCAAGTTCAATGACATGATCGCGTGCGGCGTCGACAGTCTGGTCGATTGGACCGACTTCAACATCGAGGCCGAACGCCCCTATGGCAACCGCTCGATCTGGGCGGGCTACGACCCGCAGGAGAGCGAGAACGGCGACAATGCCGCGCTGGTGATTGCCGCGCCGCCGCTGGTCGAAGGCGGACAGTTCCGGGTGCTTGAGCGCCACCAGCTGCGCGGGCTCGATTTCGAGCAGCAGGCCGAGTTCATCAAGGCGATCCTGTCACGCTACACCTGCACCTACTTGGGCATCGACGCCAAGGGCGTGGGCGCGGGCGTCTATCAGCTGCTGGCCAAGCCGGGCGCGCTGCCGGGCTGTTCGGTGGCGAAGATCGAGTACTCGCTCGAACTCAAGGCGCAGATGGTAATGAAGGCGCAGAACGTGATCCGCCGCGGGCGCCTCGCCTTCGATGTCGGCATGCTCGACATTGTCTCTGCCTTCGTCTCGATCAAGAAGACGCTCACCAGCAGCGGCCGCAACCTGACCTTCAAGGCCGGGCGCGGCGGCGATGACGGCCACGCCGATCTCGCCTGGGCGATCATGCACATCCTCATGAATGAACCGCTCGACGGCAAGGAAGCGCCGAAGGGCACAATGGAGATTATCTGATGGGAAAGCGCGCACGCCGCATGAACCGCCGTGAATCGGCCGAGGCGTCGAACGGCGCGCCGGTCGCGTCGAACGACAATCGCGGCAGCGCGATCGAGGCATTCACCTTCGGCGATCCGGAACCGGTCCTGAACCGGGCGTCGATGCTGGACATGCTGGAATGCTGGCACAACCGGCGCTGGTACGAGCCGCCCGTGTCGATGGACGGTCTGGCCCGCGCCTTTCGCGCTTCGCCGCACCATTCCAGCGCGATCATCCTCAAGCGCAACATGCTGGCCGCCAGCCTTGAGCCCACGCCCCAGCTGAGCCGCCGCACCTTTGCCGGAATGGTTCAGGACTACCTGGTCCTCGGCAACGCCTACGTGCGGGAGATCCGCAACCGCCTGGGCGATGTGATGCGGCTCGAACACTGCCTCGCCAAGTACACGCGGCGCGGCGTGGAGCCGGGCCATTTCTGGTGGGTGCCCGGCTATCAGCAGGAAGAGGAATTCGCCCCCGCCACCGTCCACCAGCTGCTCGCACCCGACATCAATCAGGAAATCTACGGGTTACCGGAGTACCTGTCGGCGCTACAGTCAGCCCTGCTCAACGAGAACGCCACCCTGTTCCGCCGCCGCTATTACGAGAACGGCAGCCACGCGGGCTACATCCTCTACGCTACGGGAGCATTCGCCAACGGCGACGTCGACGCGATGCGCGACGCGCTGAAGAAATCGAAAGGCCCCGGCAATTTCCGTAACCTGTTCGTCCATGCGCCGGACGGCAAGGAAGCCGGCATCAAGCTGATCCCGATCGCGGAAGTCGCCGCGAAGGACGAATTCCTCGGCATCAAAAACACGACACGCGACGACGTGCTCGCCGCCCACCGCGTGCCGCCCCAGCTGCTCGGCATCGTGCCGGCGAACGCCGGTGGATTTGGGGATGTGACGAAGGCTACGGACGCATTCTTCGAACTGGAGATCGCGCCGCTACAGTCGGTGTTTCTGGAACTAAACGACGCGCTTGGCTTCGAGGCTGTGCGGTTCCGGGAGCGCGCCAAGGCGGCGGATTAGGCGCTAGGATCGATCCGCAGGCTGATGCCCAGTGCGCGGGCAACGGTTTCGATGGCGGCGGCGATGGCCTGCGGATCTCCGGTCCTGAGTGCGGCGGCCAAAAACTCGGTCTGGTCTTCCGGCTCGTTCAGGTGTGCCGCCGTGTCGAAGTGGGTGAGTTCGGCGGCCATCAGGCCAGATCGTCGATCAGAATGCCCAGTGCATCGGCCAGCTTGCCCAGCGTGGCGACCGAGCCGACACGGTCGCCCGCCTCGATATTGGCGATCTGGACCCGGTTGACGCCTGACGCATTGGCCAGCGCCTGCTGGGTCAGGCCGCGATATTCTCGCCAGACGCGCAAGGGGGCCTCCCCATCGAACAGGCGCTGCGCCACTTCGGCAGGCACCAGCTCTTCTTCGCCGCGCGCGATGGCGGCCATGGCGCGGTCATAGCTGTGCAGGTCGGCAAGATCGATCACGGCAGCCTTCATGGCCCGGTATTCGTCCAGCGGGATCGTTATCATTTCACCCATGACGTACTCCTTTCACTTGTAGATGCCGCCGCGCGGTCCGATTTCCAGAACTGCCAGCACCGTTCCGTCATCCATGATGACGCGCCAGTCTCCCACGCGCAGCCTGATGCCTTCGCGACCACTCAGCGCTGTGACGTTGTTGGCCTGCGATGCAGGGTCGGCGGCATAGGCATTCACCTTCTCGACGATCCGGACCGAGACATTGGCCGGCATGCGGCGCAACGTCTTGATCGCGGCGCGGGTGTAGGTGACTTGCTTCATGGGCGTTACGTAGCCCAACGCTACCATGTAGTCAATAGCTACATTGCCGGGCGTGAATGGTCATTCGCTGGACAGCCCCTTCTCAACGAGGCGGCGGATAGCCTCGGATCGCGCCCGCCACGCCCGCGAACTGGGCGGCGTCCTCGCCTTCATCAGCGAGGCCCTGTTCCTGGATCCCGGCTTCATGGCGCGCTGGCGGCTCGTGCGCCTGCGCGACGAACTCGATGTGCTGCGCCCGCAGCACCGTCAGCTGCGCCGTGACGACACGAGTGCGCGACGACAT